GCGGATGCCGCTGGAAGCCGCGGTTCCAGCCGTACTCCTTGCCCGCCAGGATGATGCACCGGGCACAGGCCGGGGGCTGTACCACCCGGACATAGCCCTGGATGGTGCGCTTCCCAGCCATCGAGGAACCGACAGCACTGCGGCCGGCCTGCGCGACCTCGGACGTCGACAGCATCAATGCCCGCTGCAGACCCCGCATCATCGCGTCGTCCGCGGCCAGGCCGTGGCCGATGCCCTCCTTCGTGGTGATCACCGACAGATACATCAGCGAATCCAGCGCCCGGCCGTCAGCCGCGAACCCGGAAAAGGCTGACGGCCGGACAGCGCCCGCACGCTCCGGGTCCGCACCCTCGACGTCCGCAACCTCGTCCACGTAGTCGTCAGCCAGGCCGGCCGACGCCAACTGGCCCGCCGCAACGGCTTCCGCCATGCGGCGGCCGATGCCGGAGTCCCAGGAACCGCTCAGGTCGCCGAGGTCGAGGAGGCGCCATAGCTCCTGCACCTGGTTGGCGGTCTTGCGGGTGTAGCGCTGCTGACTGCGGTAGTGGCGAAGTGCGATCTGTCGTACCGTCGCCACGGCCTACTCCGGAGGGATCGCGTCGACAGGCGGCTCGGCAGGGCCCGGCTTGGGCCCGTACTCGGCCGCCAGGTCTCCGCTCATGGCCCGGTCGAGAGCGTCCTCATTGAGGCCGCGCCAGCGTTCGATCTCCTGCGGCGTGGCACCCCAGCGCTCCCACAGAACCTCGCGAGGCACGCCGAGAGTCCCCATCTTGACCAGGGCATCGACGAGTTCGCCCTCAGTGCGCCACTCCGGACTCTTCCAGACGATGCGGGCCTGCGAGGAAGCGAACCCGGCGAGACGCATCGTGCGCTCCAGTCCCTCCTCCAGGAACCGGCGCCGCTGGTAGATCTTGTGGATCAGGCCCGCCTCTGCCGCCTTCAGGGCCTCCGCTGACAGGTTGACCATGCTGCCGAGCAGGTAGTGCGGCGGCGTCGACGTGATCGCCGCAATGTCGTGGACATCCGCCTCTTTGGCCTTGAGGTATCCCGTCAAGTCCGCGGCAGCGAACTGCCCGAACTTGGCGCCGCTCTCCTCAGCGATCAGGATCTTGTTCACGGCGACGTCGAACGGTTCGATGTCCTGGCCGTTCTCGTCGACCGGGATCTCCATCCCGGTGACCCACTTCTGCGGGAACGCCGCGAACTCCTGGGTCATCATCCGGTCCGCGATTGTCTTGTTGATCCGGTCCTGGATTCCCGTGACCGACCGCAGCTCGGAGGCGCCCGGCTTCAGCATCCGCGGACGGTTCGCGAGCTCCCCGAACGGGACCTCGCCGAGGACGTTCTTCCCGCCCCACTCCTCGCCCGCGACCTCACGCCGGACCCACTGCGGCTTCTGGTGGCCCTGCCCGTACTTCGGCTCGGGCGCCTCGAACTTGTAAATCCGGTCGGGGAGATAGACGGTGCAGCAGAGCTTGGCCGTCCAGTCATCGATCCACAGCTTCAGCGCCGCGGCCATCTCGCCCGGCTCTCCCGGCTTCTCCTCGGTGATGACCTGCGTCGGATGCTCCGGGGTGATCCGGAAACCGAGCCGCTTGTCCGGGGACACCAGCATGTAGGCGTTACCGCGGATCGCCGCTTCCAGGAATGCCAGCGAGGAGCCGCCGTCGAGGTTGTTGTCCTGCCACAGCCCCCACGCCGCCTGATCCGCTTCGCCGGCGTCTGCGTCCGACTGGAAGCCCGCCACCTCCAGGCGACCCACGAGCGCGTCAACGACGAGCTCCATGTAGTTCGCCCGGGACATCTTCAGCAGCCGCCGGAACGGCTCCCGCGCGCGTTCATGCAGGTGCGGCAGCGGGTGCTCGCACTCGTAGTAGTCGTCGAAGACCTTCGTGTCCTCCGACCGCTTGCACAGCGCCTCGTACAGACGGTCGCGCCACCACTCCGGGGACTGGACTGCAGGCTGAGGCATCCGGCCCCCCTCTCGATCAGAATCCGCGCGCCCTGCGCCTCTTCGTCCGGGCCAAGCCCGCCGCGATCGCGTCGCCCGCCGCCTCGTGGGCGAGGATCGAGCACATTCCCAGGTCGATCTTCTGGCTCTCAGACGCCTTCTTCAGCACGTAACGGCCCGCAGGCCGGGCGCCCTTGCGCATGTTGCGGATGTGCTGGCCCGCCCACTGGCAACCGTCGTGCCGGAACGTCGAGTCCTGCTTCGTCACGTCCGTCACCAGGCGCTCGGCTGCGCCGTGCATCTGCGCGATCCGGTTCGTGTACCAGCGGGTGACGACCTTCTCCCCGTACTTCTCGGCGAGCGTGTCGCACTCCGACTCCCAGTACGGCGGGTCCAGATAGGCGCGCACCACCGAGAACGCAGTGAAGATCTCGTCGAATGCGGCCATGACCTCCAGGCGCGGCACCTGGCCGCCCCACTCCGCTGGATTCCACACCGTCGGCCGCCGGTCCGGCCCGTACAGCGGCGTGAACTGGTAGCCGTCCAGAGTCTCCAGGCGGATCCCGGTCCAGTCGTCGATGTCCGAGCCGTCGAAGCCGAGCGTCACCAGAGCCTGCGGGCCGACCTCCTGCGCCTGATGGCGCAGATCCCAGCGGTCGCCGTCGATGAAGGCGCCTGTACCGGCCACGATGCGGTTCAGGTAGAAGCGTTCGGCCTGCGCGGGATCCTTCTCCGCGATCTCGACCAGCTCGCCGTCGATGCGGTCCAGGTCAACCCAGCCGCCGACGAGTACGGAGGAATCGCCGTAGGCATGCCGCAGCGCCTTGTGCCGCTCCCGCTTGTTCGCCAGCGACGCCGGAGCCGGAACCCGGTGATCCCGGTAGACGTCCTTCACGGACGCTTCCGCTGTCCGCTGGGCCACGGACTGCTCGCTCGGATCCCACGCGTTCGTCGTCTCTACTGCCCGGCCGCCGGTACCGGAGAGGTTCCGGCGCTGGGTCTCGGCGAGCTTCCAACCACCGTTCGCCTCCAGCCAGGAGTGCGTCTCATCCTGCACAGCGAACGTGATCCGCTGCCCCAGGCGAGCCCGACCCGAGCTGGTCACCGGCTCGATACGGCCGCCGCCCGGCACGTTGATCCGGGTCTCGCCCGTATCCGGGATGAGATCCGCGAGCGGCCCCTCATCGATCATCGGCACGAGGGCCCGATAGACGTTGTCGGTCTGGTCCTCGGACGTGGCCGCGATCTGGATCCACGGCGTCTCCCACGCCCGGCCCACCGGCTCCCCGTCCGCGTCCCAGCCTGCGAAGCGGACAGGCCCGGACGCCTCCGCACACACCATCGCGCACGTCAGCGGGCCCTTGCCCCACTTCTGCGGACGGACCAACTGGCTACGTCGGTAGTGCCAGGCCGACCGCCAGCCGTCCTCCGTGGCATCCGACCGGAGCCGGTAGTGCCAGGCGAGGAACGTCCACATCTCGTCCGTCAGCAGGTACGGGCTGCCGATGTCGTCGCCGTCCGGGACGACACAGTGGTTCTCGATCCACTCCCCCACCAGCCAGCCCAGCGTCGGGAACTCGCCCGGATGCTCAGGACCCCGCCACGGCATCCGAGTCGACCACCCTCAGCCGCTGCCGCGCCGTCTTCTTCGCAGCCTGCGAGGTGCGCTCCTCACGCTGCTCGGCCACCTCGTCCGCCGAGACCTCCCAGCGGAGGCGGAGCATCGCCTGCGGCGACAAACCCAGGCGGTCTTCGAGCAGTCGGGCCTCGGCGCCGGCCTTCAGGTCGCCGGTCTCGGCCCGCACCTCGAAGCGCACGTAGCGTGCGACGGTACGCAGCCAGCGCAGCCGCTCCCAGGCCACGGCCTGCGGCGTAGCCCACAACTCGTCCCAGAGCTCGGCCTCTCGGCCCTCCAGGATGGCGAACAGGCCCTCGTCGTCCTCCGGCAGGCCCGGCAGGGGCCACGACGGAGACGGTCCTTGACGTCCCTCGGCTGGCAACTGGGTCATCGCGACGGTGGCGTTGCGCCGGCGTCGCTCCCCTGCAGGCTTGGGTGGCGGTCCAGGCATATCGATCACTCTCCAGGTGCCGTTGCGGCACGTCGACGCCGGCCGTTGCGGCCGGCGCACTGGTTGCACAGAGTGGCAATTTCCAAGATCACGGAGCCGGGGGAACCCGTACAGATGGCGAGCCGCC